CAAGGAACTTGCGTATTTTCGAAGCTCTATCTTCATAGATTTCTTCACCATGATCGACTAACGCAATACATGACCAGGTCATTTTTTGCCTGTACAATTCTCGCTTTGGAATCTTCGTAGGGTGATTCCAATTCCAGACATCATCAATTACTGATAACTCAAGAGGACATCTGGTGACGACACCATCATAAATAAATTTTCTTTTGAGATATGTGCATTCGTCAGTTTGATAAAAATCTTTGAATTCTCCATTTTTGGAGGATGGGGTGATTGTAACACCCAAAATATCTAATTCATATTGTAAAGCATGCATAGTAAACCATCTTAATGATGGATGAACTAAGTTAATAAAATCATCTCCATGCTTGGAATCATCAAAGATCTTTGTGCTAGGAATTCCTAAAACAATTTCTGGAAATTCCTCAGGTACAATCATGTCACATTTGTAATCCTCTTTTAATAATCTATTCAATTCTCCATAGTACTCAGAGGTTATCAATTCATGGATTCTTTCATTAGCTGCCATGAATGCAAGGTACATAGAGACCTTGTATGTCATTGATTGTATGAAGGGTGTAAGTCCGCACCCAGAACTAGTTTGTATTCCTAAGACTCTAACTAATAATCCTTCTAAAATAAAAGTCATACAAACTGTGGCATCATAGAGAGGTCCTCTAAATAAGTGCTTCTCATTCCATGAGTGTTGGATATCTGAAAAGTCCATCTTCATGTCTTCAAGCAAAAATTCAATTAATCCTTCAATTACACCAGGAACTATTTCATTTCTCTTACGATCCGCTGCTGACACATCTCCTTCTTGGATTAAGGGATCATTGATATCTTTATATATGACTCCCATCCATTGGGCAAAATCATAAGTGTTGATACCAATAGTACATCCAAATGTTTCCATTGAGCTCATAATATTCTCTATTAATGAACCATAGAGCATTCTAATGACAATTGTGTGTGCAACTTCATGAGTTGAATATAATCTAGGTGTATCAAGTTTC